TTTTACGCAAGTTGAGCTTAAAGCGGCCATTGAAGCCCTTAACGCCCCACCAAACGCATTTAACAAATGAAAACTCCGATATTAGGCGCTAGCTACGTTGCTCGCAGTGTTAATGCAGCGGATAACCGTATGGTGAACCTGTTCCCTGAAGTTGTGCCCGAAGGCGGCAAAGCTTTGGGCTGGCTACAACGCGCTCCGGGGTTGAAGTTCCAACAGACCATTGGTACAGGCCCCATCAGGGCGCTGTGGGTAGTAGGCACAGAACTCTACGTCGTGTCTGGTAGCTCTGTCTATAAGCTACTCAGTCTGCTGGGCGCGCCTGTTTTAATTGGTAGTGTGTCTGGCACAGGGCCTGTTTCAATTGTGGACAACGGCACCCAAATCTTCTTTGCCTGTAATGGGCCTAGCTATATCTACAACCGTACCACGGACGCATTTGCGGCTATAACAGACCCCGACTTTGTGGGTGCAGTAAGTGTGGCGTATCTTGATGGATACTTTGTCTTCAACGAGCCAAACAGTCAGAGAGTGTGGGTGACAACACTGTTGGATGGTTCGACAGTCGACCCCCTTGACTTTGCGTCTGCAGAGGGCGCACCAGATGCCCTAGTGGCTTTGACTGTCGACCACCGCGAAGCGTGGCTTTTTGGAACTAACAGCGTTGAAGTCTGGTACAACACTGGCGCTGCGGATTTCCCATTGGAGCGCATTCAAGGCGCGTTCAACGAATTGGGCTGTGCCGCGCCTAATTCGATCGCAAAGCTGGACAACCGCCTGTTTTGGCTTGGGTCCGATGCTCGTGGCTCCGGGGTCGTCTACGTTGCGAATGGCTACACTGGCGCACGAATCTCCACGCATGCCATAGAGTGGCAAATCCAGAGCTACGGCACAATCGCAGATGCGGTTGCCTATACGTACCAACAGGACGGACATGCGTTTTATGTGCTAACTTTCCCAAGCGCAAACGCTACGTGGGTCTACGACGTGGCAACGCAGGCATGGCATGCTCGTGCGGGCTTCATCGATAATGCGTTTACGCGGCACCGCAGCAACTGCCAAGCGAGCTTCGAAAATGCCGTGGTTGTCGGTGACTTTGAAAATGGTAACGTCTATACATTGGACTTGAACACCTACGCAGATAATGACCAAGTTCAAAAGTGGCTGCGCTCGTGGCGTGCGATCCCGCCTGGTGAAAACCAGCTTGCACGTACAACCCACCATAACCTCCAGCTTGACATCGAGTCAGGTGTTGGTTTGAATGCTGGGCAGGGCAGCGATCCCCAAGTCATGTTGCGCTGGTCCGATGATGGTGGGCACACATGGTCAAATGAGCACTGGGTATCCATTGGTCGTATCGGGGAGTATTACACACGTGCCATCTGGCGGCGTCTAGGTATGACCCTAAAGCTGCGTGACAGGGTGTACGAGATCAGCATGACAGACCCTGTGAAGACGGCTATCATGGGTGCAGAACTCCAGATTAGCAGGATGACTTCTTAACATGGCTGCCGATCCCAATATCACACTAATCACTCCCCCACGAGTGCCGCTAGTCGACGCCCAGACAGGCTTAGTCTCGCGGGAGTGGTACCGCTTTTTCCTGAGCCTTTTCAACCTCACAGGCGGCGGGCAAAACAACGCATCCCTGCTTGACTTGCAAGTAACTCCGCGTGCACTAGGCCACGAAGACCTTGCAAACGTCAATGACGCTGTGAGCGCTTTGGCTGTGCGTACAGACCAAGTGGCTCTAGTTGAGCAGCTTGCTGAGTTGCAGAAACAGGTTGACGCTTTGTCAGTCGGGCCAGTACTCGTACAACTTGCTGAGTTGCAGAAACAAGTTGACGCTTTGTCAGTCGGGCCAGCACTTGCGCAGCTTGCTGAGTTGCAGAAACAGGTTGACGCTTTGGCAGTCGGGCCAAGCGCGCCGGAGGTGGGCGTTAAGTTTGCGGCTGTAACCGTTGACGCAGCATCAACCGATTTACCCACTGTGATAGCCCTGTGCAATCAACTGCGTACCGCACTTATCGCTAATGGCATCTGTATTTAAAGGAGTAAGTCATGGCAGTCACTGTAAAAAACATCATTCCCCCAAAAATCGCGGAAGCCTCACAGACTACGCAATATACTGCGACCAATGTAACCACAATCATTGATAAGTTCACGGCAACCAACTACAGTGCTGTTCCAGCAACTATCAGTGTGAACCTTGTTACACTGGCTGGATCCGCCGGGGATCTTAACTTGGTTACCAAACTCAAAACGCTGGCCGCATCTGAAGTGTATACCTTCCCCGAAATTGTAGGCCAAGTGTTGTCAGTGGGGTCTTTCATCAGTACCATCGCAGGCACTGCCACAAGCATCAGTATCCGCGCAAGTGGCCGGGAAGTAACATAACATGTTTGACTTGGTTTTGTTGAACACGCCCGCTAAAGTAGAAGCACTTGAACGCGAGCTTTTCAAGATGCCGCAGGCCACTATCGTGACTGAGCATACCTTCATGCCTGGGGTATACGAGCGTAAAATCACAATACCAGCATGGACTGTGCTTACTGGTGCTGTTCACAAAACCGCGTACAAAGTCCGAGTAGATACTGGCAGAATTGCTGTGACCGCGGATAACGGCATACGTATTGTAGAGGGGCCTTGCGAATTCACAGCCTCCGCCGGGGTCCAGCGTGTAGGGCGCGTATTTGGGGCTGAGGTTGTTTGGACGGACGTCTATGAAAACCCAGACGATTGCCGCGACATTGCAGTGCTTGAAGACCGCTTGTATATTGTACCTGAGTGTGGCCTCGCGAGTAGTCGCACAAGCGTGCAACGTGACCGCATCGATTTTATGGCGTTTGTGCGGCAGCTCGGTATTACACAAGCGCAGCTAGACGACATTGTACAGATTGAATCCGATATGATAGAGATGCCCGCAGGTCACGCTGTGGAACTACGAGCTTCGCCAGTGCACGGCATTGGCTTATTCGCAACAGCTCCGGTGCTAGCTGGTGAATTTATTTGTCCTGGTCGGCTCGATGGGATGCGTACGCCAGCAGGGCGCTATATCAACCACTCGGTCTGTCCGAATGTTGAGCCTGTGAAGATGGGTGATGACATTTACGCGGTGGCTCTACGGGACGTTATGGCGGGTGATGAACTGCTGGTCGACTACAGGGCATCGATGCTAGTGAATTTTGGATTAGTTCTTCAAGGAGAAACATCATGAGCGGATGGATAGCAGGCGCAATAGCCGGGTCAGCTGTAATTGGAGGGATTGCTTCGAGCAGCGCTGCAAAGACGCAGGCAAAAGCCACAGACCGTGCGTCTGCATTGCAGGCCGACGCGGCCTCGTACTCCGCAGACTTGCAGAACGAGCAGTATCAACAAACGCGCACCGACCAGCAGCCTTTCATGCAGGGTGGCTACAACGCTCTAGCCCGCCAGCAGCAATTGTTGGGGCTTGGTGCGGATCAGGGTACTGGTGACTACGGGAAGTATGGGCGCGATTCTGGTATGTCGGACTTCCAGCAAGACCCAGGATACGGCTTCAGGTTATCTGAAGGCCAAAAAGCCCTTGACCGCAGTGCTGCGGCGCGTGGTGGTACACAGTCAGGCAGCGCCCTGAAAGCGGCCACACGGTACGGGCAGGACATGGGTAGCCAAGAGTACCAGAACGCGTTCAGCCGGTACCAAACCAATCGTGCGAATCAGCTTAACCCCCTACAGTCGATTGCGGGGCAGGGGCAAACCACGGCATCTAACTTAGGCGCGGCAGGTGCGAATATGGCAAACAGTGTTGGAAACATCCAGATGGGCGCGGCAGGCGTGATGGGCAACAATGCGATGAGCGCTGGCAACGCACGGGCTTCGGGTTACATGGGCGCAGCTAATGCGCTGTCTAGTGGGCTTGGCACGTACCTGAATTACAACCAGAACCAAAGCATGATGAACATGATGAATAAGACCTACGACCAGAACCAAAACATGCTGAATATGATGAGCAAAGGGGTCTAACATGGGAATCGATGCTTCAATCGCAGGAAGCTATAAGCCTCTCCAGTTGGAGAACCCCCTGAATGCTATGCTGCAAGTAGGACAGTTTCAAAGCATGCAACAAAGTAACCAGCTGAACGCTATGAAGATGGCTGGTGCCCAGCGTGCGCAAGCCGCAACCAACGCCTTGAACGCCGCGTACTCCTCGGCGTACGACCCGGCTACAGGCAAGCTTGACTACACCCGTTTACGCACAAGTTTGGTGACAGGTGGCCAGGGTGGACAACTGCCTGACATTGACAAGGCCCAACAGGAGTTTGCTATGGGTGAAGCAGACCTTGCAAGCAA